TTAATTGGCATAATATACTAATTTACTTGTTTTTATCTTAATAATCAATCGCTGATATTAAAGCCAGCGCCTATTTTTATCTCCTCTACAGTCACATTTACGTCTCTTCTTATGTGTTCTGACTTGGTATCTGTGCTTGGATTTTGCACATCTGCCAGAGCTTCTGCATCAGACATATACTCTTTGCCTGTAACTGTATTAGTTAATGTAACCTCTGTTTTAGGTGTGATGACTGGCACTCTTTTACCATTGATTGTCTCATACCTAACAGAGGCTTCTGTTTCTATAAACGGCATTATCTATCCTCCCTGTTAATTTCTAATACTGATGCAATTACATCAACTGCACCACTGCTTGCTTGTACCTTTAATATCTCACTTTCCATCATAATTAAAGGCTCACTTAAAACTTGTTCTTTTTCATTAGCAGATAAACTAACTTGGTTATCTACTACAAAAATATTAGAGCTAGAATCAACTAAAGTAACTTTAACTACAGCTGAACCAGCAGCATCTTCGGCTGCTAAAATAGATTTAACAATAGCACGAGAGTTATTTGGTACTGTGTATAAAGTTGTTAGATCTGTATTTGTTAAACTTTTCTTTTCGTTTTTATATATATTTGCCATTAACCTAATCCTAACCAAGTAAATCGTTCTTGGTCCTCTTTTTGTTGTGTTAAATATGTTGAGTTTAATTGTTCTATAATTGTAGTCAAAGCTCTGTTTATCTGTCTTTGGTTATCTTCACTATATTCTTTTTTAGGTTCCGGTAATCTTACTACTACTTTTGTCATTATCCTCTCCTTCCATCAGGTTGTAGATCTACTTGAAATGTGCCAAATCTCCATGACTCACCTACACTAGTATTTTCTATTTTTATATTTGCGTATCGACCTCTAGCACGTGTATCTACTTTAGTTGTGCTAGATGTAATTGTAAAAGGACTTAATGATGTTTGTGTGTCACTATCTGCAGGGAAATCTTTTATTGCTAATGTAATTTGATTGTTACCAGTTAATACTTTAAAGTTTGGTAAAAATCTTCTCATAGCTAGAAATACTTCACTCTGATCTTTTTGCAAAGAAAAACTAAATGATTTAATAAAAGATGTTAAAGCAGTTACACTGCCATCTGGATTTACTTGATCAGTTCCTATCTCGTGTTCAAAAAATACGGTTTGACCTAAACCTGTTTCACCAATAATTTGTGGAAACGTGCCTGTGTTAGAACTATTATAAGCTGTAGCATATGGTTTAGGATACACTAATGAATCAATCCAACTTGTTCTAATTGAATTTGTGTTTGTGCCTGTATACCAATTACCCATAGGTAATCTTGCATTGTCTTGACCATAATTATAAACTACATACCTGTCATTAAAATCTGCGTTTTGAGTTGGATACCACCATATGACTTCTGTAAATAGATTATTAATACCTGCATTTATTTGTTGACCCTTTGTAGTATTACAATCATCATAAACATAATCTTCAACAGAACAAGGTAATGTATTAACTGTACCATCAAAAGAGAAGAATCCATTATTACCCATCCAGTATGCAACACCATCAATTTCAATTGCTGCGTTTTTACCAATCAACCCACAGTTTGTTCCCACTTGTTCAAAACCAAATGTAAATGGAGCTCCAACAAATTTCATTGTATACAAAGCATTATCAGTCCAAATCAAAATATTTTCTTTTGCAACTAAGCCTCCCATAATTTTTGTACCATCTTGTAGTCTTTGTGTACCTGCAGTGTTAGTTGCTTGTGGTGTATATTTATTTATATTTTCATCTTCAGAAAATCTTATAAACATATCATCTTGTGTATCAGGACTTCCAATGGTTGTTTCTGTTCCAAGATGAATTAAGTGTCTTGTTGTTGGTGATATAAGTGTAACTCTAGTAGCTGTGGGATTACCACTATCTGTTGCAGCATCTATTCTTGTTTCAAAACCAGATGTTACCATAGAGGCTCTTGTTGTAAGTCTTGCTGTAATACCAGCGTTCCAAGTAAAAGTTTTACCATTTGCAATTGTTGCAACTAATACTTCACCAAAATTACTTAATGACCAAAGTCCTGGTTCTAATGTTACTGATGATGCTTCAACTGCACTACCAAATCCAGAAAAGCTTGTAGCGTTTGTAACGGTTGCACCAGTGCTGTGGGCTTGTCCATTTGATGTTCCAAATGTTGCTGTGCCTAACGCTCCTCTAGTAATACCTGTAATGTCAGATCCAGCTATACCTGTGTAGGTAATTAATTCATCACCAACAGCTATCGTACCTGTTGTCGGAAAACCAGTTGTTGATGTTAAAGTTATTGCTGTCCCCGATCCACCTGTACCAGCCGTATCTGCGAGCAATCCTCCATTAAGAGTTGTTGTTAAAGCACCAGTAATTGTGCCACCATAGTTTCCAATACCAAAACCATAACCATAAGATTGTGCTGCAGGTCCAACAGGTTGATAAACTTTAACAGTCATACTACCACCTGTCGATATAACTGCAGATGCTTGGTTTAAAGAGTTAATTGTAAATGTCGTAGGAGTTGGAATTGTTAATACCTGAAATAATTTATTTTCAAAATCACTAGCGTTTAATCCAGTGCCACTTGGTAAAGTAACTGATGATAATTCTATAATATCTCCTACAGATAAATCGTGATCTGTGCTTGTTGTAATTGTACAAGTTTTAACTGATGTGCTATTTGTTGCTAATGTTGAACTTGTAAAAGAATCTACAACTCCTGCATTGTTACATCTAAAAGGTGTTATATCAAAAAGTTGACCTTCAAAATATAATAATAAAAATTTATCTGTACCAAGTGCAACGTATCTATTACCTTCAGTGTCTACAAAAGCATGTTGTTTTCTAGCAACACCCACAATAGATTCATTAAGAAGTGATTGCCAACCACCTACTTTTTCTGGCAAGCCGTATCTAAATCTTACATTATCAGAATCAACCCAACGACCCTCTGCTCCAACAGCAGTGTCTTGTTTGTCAATACCAGGAGCAAACTTAATTTTAGTAAGCATGCTTTACTCCTATGATGTACTATTAGTTTTTATTTGCCAACCTTTTGTGGCAGTTGTAAAGATTAGTGTTACACATTGATTGTTTGTAGTTAAATCTAAATCAGATGTACCACCTTGAATATTTGATCCATTTCTTGCAACAACACATTTGTTAGTTCCAAAGCCATTAGATGCAGATACATCCATAATAGTTACTTCATCTCCTTGTGCAGGTGATGCAGGCAGTGTGATTGTTACAATGTTAGCAACGGTGTCAACACCAATTTGATCTCCAGCAACTGCTGTATATGTTGTTTTGCTAGCTGCAGTTACTTCCGTAAATCCTTTTTCCATCATAGCTAAAGTTGTAGCTGGAACACTACCTCTAGAATAAACTAAAACTTTTGCACCCTCTGGAAGAGGCACTTGTGTAGATGCGCTTTGACCTGTTGTTAATAAAGTTACTGTATAACTATCACCAGCTCCACCTCTAGTAGTTCCATCTTCTACAAAAAATACTCTGTTAGCATTACCACCAGATGTAGTTGCTGGCATTGTTAAACTTGCGTTACCAGATAAAGTTCCTGTAACTTTAATATATAAATTTTTACCATTCGCAGTTGCATCTCCGTCGGCCAAACTTAAGTTTACATTACCAGAACTTAAAGTTACCTCTACATAACCCGATGCTGCTGTTTGTAATAATTGTAAATTAGTATTTGTTATTGCTCCCCATAGACCTGCTTTTTCGCCGGTTGCTACAAGTTCTAATGATAAATCTGATGAAAATGTTGATGCCATATTAATAAGGTTTTATTGGTGTCCAAACCATCGTTGCTCCTGGTACTATATCGTTCCACGTAATAACTCCTGGTTCTACTGTATCTAATGATAAAGCGTTAGCATCAAGAGTAAAATTAACGTCGGTTGTTATTGTAACATTACCTGTAGCCAAGGTCAAGTCAACACCTGAAGGTAAAACCTCTATATCTATGTTAACTTCTACGTTACCTGTGTTTAAAGTTACTTGAGATCCAGATACTGTGTGATCTACATCTGTTCTAATACTTAGAGTCCCTAGGCCTAATGTAAGTCTATTTGGATCAGCTTCTTCTGTAACTGCGTCTGCAATAACTCCAGCACTGCCAATACTAATAGTTACTTGATTACCTGTTACCGATACGTTTACATCACTATCTGGGCCTGATGTAGCAAAAGGTAATGCTGATATTGCGTCAAATCCTAAACTCATAAAATTCCTTAAAAGGAGACTGTGTGGTATGTGGTGGTGACACAGCCTCCATCTAAGAATTATATCATCGTTTAAACCAAGAAGGAAGACCTAAATGTGGACGTTTGTCAAACATGTTATCTCTCGATCCTGGGGTCTTACGATTATTATAATGTAAAAAAACCTGTATACATTCTTTACCTTTAAATTTTTCTCTCCAATGCTCTAGCTTGCACCCAGAATAAACCAACATATCTCCTTGTTTTAAATCTATTCTAACACCTTTTGTGTTATCAGACACATATCCAACACCTGGTTTTACTCCACCTTTATCTGGATTTGGTTCTAGATATATCGGCCAGTCATCACCACCAAGATTCATGGTCGTAGATATCTCACAAGAAAATCTATCTTTGTGCCTTTTAAGTTCATCACCTTTTTTGTATATTCTCGCATACGTGTATGCAGGATATAATTTTAATCCTGTTGCTTTTTCCATATCTGGTTGACATTTAAGTAATAATGTTTCCATAGCCATGTTAGCATATTGAGAATATGTATTTGGTATCTGTTCATTCTCTCCTTCATAATATCCTATGATGGTTTCAAACGGAGAAAAATATCTTGATTGTCTACAAGTATCATATACTTGCTTTTGCATTCTAAAATAGTTTGCAATAAATGTAGCTAAATCTTTTGATATTGCTTGACGAATAACTGTATACTTTTTCTTTTTAAACATCTTTAGCCATTTCTTTTGGTACAGCTTGTATGTTCCAATGTATAAATCTAAATGGTTCAATACCAAAATCTACTGCATATTCATGTTCTAAATAACCTGGAAATATAATTAATGTTCCTGGTTTTGGCTTAAGATAAAATTGTTCGTGACCTGGCCACACACCTTTCAAATCTGGTTTCATTTGTAGTTTGGTTGTTCTTGCGCCAGTCTTTGGTTCGTGAAAAATTGGATATGATGTTTTATCACTACATTTTAAAAAATAAAATCCTGATACATGTTGATTCCAATGTATATGAGCAGAGTGATGCCCACCACCTTTTTTAGCGAATTCTTGTACCCATAATTCAGAAAACATAGTTTTATATTGAGACATGTCATAACCTTGGTGATCTAAATATTCCCAAGATTTTTGACCAATGTAATTTCTAAAATCTAAAAAATCATTGTCAAGTGTAAGTGGTGTTGAATGATATGATCTTCCAAAGTCACCGTATTTTTTTATAAATTCTTTTTGTCTTTTACGAGCATCAGCAATATATTTATTACTTGCTTTATTTAACGATTTAACAAACTCTGGTTTTTCTTCACTCCATATTACAGTTGGAAAATAACTATTTATAAACATTATCTAAAAGGCCTCCCTAAATGCCATACTACAAGACTGTATCTTGTGCCTGATGTTACTGGTTTAACTCTATGCCACACAAAACTAGGAAATACAATTATAGATCCTTTTGGTAATATTTCTTTACATTGTACTCTATGTTTTGATTCGTCTCTCATATGTGGGTCATAATTTCTAAAATCAAATTCTAGCTCACCACCTTGATATTCTGATCCATCTGTTAATTGACAAGTCATGGATAACTTTCTAATTCTGCCGTGTTCAGGATGATTAA